TTATCGTCAGCATCTACCCTAACCCACGTGTTGTAGGTCACTTTAGCCTCTACATCGTACTGTTTCATTAGTCTTTGATGATAAAATGTTTCTTGAGAACTGAAACCTGATCCTCATATTTAGCGATCATGTTTAGTTCTTCTTCGATTGCTTCCAAGACATTAGAATGCTCACCAATACCAACAGGGTTGGTTAAGTAAATTTCTACATTTGCTTTATGCTTTGCAATGTCACCTTGTGCATGTGCCAATAATGCTTTAATCATTTCTTGTCTCATAGTTAACTCCTTTTTGTTCTTGTAGTTTTTCAACAACAGTTTGTGCTTGCATCGGTGCTATGTCATTTAATCCATTAGCATCAAACCAAGGTGCTGTTTCCCAATCAAATCCTTCACCAAATGTGTTATCGGGGGAAACAATATACCAGTGACATTTAGCGTCAGGTATATCTACAGCACATACCGCCCAATCATCTGCCCACTGTGGTACTTGAACGTACATCACAGGTAGATGATTAGCAAACAATGAAAGTATGAAAGAGAAGATAATCATTTTAGTTCTCCGTCTGCCGAAGATCTTTTCTTTCTTTTTCTTTGTGGTGCTTTAGCAGTGCTATTCCAAAGATTAGGTCTCAATGTACCTTTAGATTGTTTCAACCATTTGAATTCCTTTTTATATTTGTCATAGTAATGATCAAATATATCTACTGCCTTCTGTGCCATAGCAATATCATGTACAAGATTACCTTCAACCTCATACTGAACTACGTATGCAGTATATGGTAACTTAATAGTGTTATGTTTTTCAAGATCACATTTTTCATGTATCACAGTAACGCTCATGATCTACCACCCCATTCAATTTGTGGGTATGCTTCAGTTACACATGCTTTAGTAATCTTCCAACGCTTACCAATCTGTTTATCTTTTGCAAGACATAATACTTCTGCTTCACCAGCAGATAGTCCTTCTAGCATCTGTATAAACATCATCTCTCTTTTGTTTTGAGATACGTTAGATCCACCTTTAAAAAAGTGGTGAAGCAATCTTGCTTCTCTTTCTAATTGAGTATGCTCTGTACCTGCTGGTGCATCATTAGGTGTGTAAGGAACTTTACCAGGTGGTAGTAGACTTATAATAGAGTCATCAAAATTAATAATAAAAAGCATTCTCAATGCAGGAGTATTAAATTTCTCAAGCAAAGCGATCTTTTCTTTTTTAGTCTTTGCGTTTGATACTTTTTGTAGTACCTCATGCATCAAGAGTTTCATCTTCGTCTTCCTCATTAATAAATTTTACATGAAGCAATTCTTCGTTTAACCAATTTCCTTGTTGGTCATACATTTCTGGATGACTTGCTTCATAATCATCCTTTGACCACATATAATCGTGGACAAAATCCTTGGCAGTCCAACCTGCTACTATACCGACACATAAAAATATGAATGATGTTGTCGCTGAAAAAAATAAAAGGGTAGTGTCTGCCATGTCAACTCCGTATAGTGGTTTACTTATTTTTCTCCCACCTTAACTCAAAGTTGAAATACCATGCACGTTTAAGGAGAGAGAAGGTTCTTTTAATGGTGAAACCTTTAGAAGGTTTCTCATATTTTGGTTGCTTAGCCCTCCTTAACATGAGCTCTATGCCTTTATTTATAGACAGTTTTTTATTTGTTGACACTTACTAACCCTTCTTTTAAGAATAATTTTGCAGTTTCAACTAAACCACCTATCTCTTTTCCATCAATTATAACATATGGATATGCTTTTACGTGAGGATATGATGTAGTAAAGTCCTCCCTAGTTATGTCAACACCTACCTCTTGAGTTCGGTAATCAACATTCGCTTTTTTACATAGTTGTTTTGCTTGATCGCAATAAAAACAACCTGATGTAGTATAAATTAATATTTCCATAAAAAAATGGGAGGTTTCCCTCCCATTGTATCAGACTAATATATGGTTGTCAACTTATCCGATTGAAGGAGCAGTTAACGCAACTTCTGTAGTCTCAGCAGATGCTAAGTCTAATGGGAAGTTGTGTGCATTTCTTTCATGCATTACTTCCATACCTAAGTTTGCTCTGTTTAGAACATCACCCCATGTAGGAATGATTTTTCCGTTAACATCAACAACTGATTGGTTGAAGTTAAATCCATTGAGGTTAAATGCCATTGTGCAAATACCCATAGATGTTAACCATACACAAACTACTGGGAATACAGCTAGGAAGAAGTGTAACGAACGTGAGTTGTTAAAAGACGCATATTGGAAGATAAGTCTACCGAAATATCCGTGAGCAGCGACAATGTTGTATGTCTCTTCTTCTTGTCCAAACTTATACCCATAATTTTGAGATTCATCTTCTGTTGTCTCCTTGATAAGTGATGAGGTTACAAGTGAACCGTGCATTGCGGAGAATAATGCTCCACCGAACATACCAGCAACACCAGCCATATGGAATGGGTGCATTAGAATGTTATGTTCCGCTTGGAATACGAACATGAAGTTGAATGTTCCAGAGATACCTAGTGGCATTCCGTCTGAGAAAGATCCCTGACCGAATGGGTATACTAAGAACACTGCGAATGCAGCAGATACTGGAGCTGAGTATGCAACACAGATCCAAGGTCTCATACCTAAACGGTATGATAATTCCCACTGTCTACCCATGTAGGCAGAAATTCCAATAAGGAAGTGGAAGATAACCAACTGATATGGGCCACCATTGTAGAGCCACTCATCTAGAGTTGCTGCTTCCCAGATTGGGTAGAAGTGTAGACCAATTGCGTTGGATGATGGAACTACAGCACCTGAGATGATGTTGTTACCATACATGAAAGAACCAGCTACTGGCTCTCTGATTCCGTCGATATCGACAGGAGGTGCAGCAATAAATGCTACTACGAAACATGCTGCTGCAGTGAGTAAGCATGGAATCATGAGAACACCGAACCAACCAACATAGATTCTGTTGTCAGTTGATGTTACCCACTCACAAAACTCGGGCCATCCAGCTAGGAGACCATTCTGTCTGCGTGAAATATTTGAGGTTGTCATTTAATAAGACGTTTAAGTAGGGCACCAAGGGTAGATGCGAAACTTATTTCCAGTAATCCCTCACTACTGGATATGAAAGACGAAGTATTATACTGCCTATAGGTCTTGGTTTGAGAGCAGTTGTGCGAAGGGTTACGATTCTTTCGGGTCCTTGGCATGCGGGTTTCCCCACCTTGAATGTATTTATATTAACACAAACGTAAAGTTTTGTAAAGTAAAAAAGTTAAGTAAAAATACTCAACTTTATGTAAAAGGTATATGCGGTTTGTTAAATTTTATACCAAACTTCTTCAGTAACCTGTCGATAGCAAAGTCTCCTCCGCCTAGTAGAAGGACACAAAGTGCTCCTCCCATGTATAAGATTAGAAGTTCTAGTAAGTATATGTTAAATCCTGCTGTGACAATCGCATGGTATATTGCTACACCTATTGTGCCTACGATTGAAAGTGATGCTAGTCTTGTGAATAGTCCTGCTATCAATAACCAACTACCATAGATCTCAGCATACGCTGCTATGTAAGATGATATTATTGGAAATGGAAATCCAATAGGTCTTACAAATGCGTCTGCAAAGTTCTCTATGTCTGCTGTCTTCTCATAACCATGATGTATGAGCATGGTGCCTATTGATATTCTCAATATCAGTAGACCTACATTCCTTGCCAAAAAGTATCTCCTACAGGTGCTTGCATGTTTCTTGATAAGAAGTATAAACCTAGGTTACATACGAACCAGTTTATATTGACTATCCATGTCTGTCTCCATAGATACTTCCTATTAGTTTGAACAATGAAAGAGTTTCTTTCATTCATTGTTGAGTCAACAGATAGTGGTCTAACTTTAATATACTGTTCTAGACCTAGTGCAACTACGAAACCGATTGCATAGATGTAGAAACAAAAGTTAAGAAAACTTGATGCTGTTAGTAATAGTGGGATCATCCTACGTCCTGTAATTTTTGTACTACTGTTTGTTTTTGTATAGGTGCTACATCATGTAGTCCTTCTACACTATACCATGGTGCGTTCTCCCAGTCGAACCCTTCACCAAAGGTATTATCTGCATTGGCAACATACCAATGACATGCTGCGTCTGGTACATCCACTGCACACTTCTCCCAGTCATCAGACCATTGAGGTACTTGAACCCAGATAGTAGGTTCTGTCTCATAGGCATGTGCTAGTACAGGGAATGCTAGTGATAATGATATCACAGAAATGAATGCCCAGAATATTGTTGGAATATACTTGACCGTCATGGGTCTCTTGTATACTTCCATAACGTCGTGGTACGACATTACACCCAACCTGCGTTACCTGCAGCAATTCCTATTGCTACGAAAAATGCGAACTCTGCGAGACCCATCCATGCAGGTGGGATTTTTAAAAATTTGTTGGTCATTTGTGCTTGTGCCTTCAGCGTTATAGTTTAAGAAAATACGAACGGTAGTCCGTTGATTGCAGTGTAACCTAATACACATGCGAAAGTGATTTGGTAGATCATCATGCTCCTTGATAGACTCCTACTGGTGACATTACTCCGCCACCTTCATCATCATCGTCATCATCATCTGCAGCTCTTAGGAATAATTCCATACCCACCAAGACACCGAAGGGGTACAAGCACCATAGTAATGCTTGACCATATGAAATGTCATTGGTGAGTGGAATGATATCTCCCATTAGAAGAAACCTGGAATTATCCAACCAGTGAAACCATAGTTCACTACTGCTGCGAATAGACCCATCATTGCGAGACGTCCATTCATTTGTTCTGCTGTCTTCCAGTAGTTCATTATACGAAACCTGGAATGAGTTGACCTGTTGTTAGGTATGCTCCGATACCTGCGATGATACCTAGCATTGCTAGTCTACCATTGAGTTGTTCAGCAACAATCTTTTGTGCTTCAACTTCTTTTTTGTTTGATGGATACATTAGAATATACCTGGTATGATTTGTCCTGTTGTAACGTAAGCACCTACTGCTGCTACGAAACCAAGCATTGCTGCCCATCCATTAAATCTTTCTGCTTCTGGTGTCATGATAGTGTACCGTTTTTGTAATAGTTTTGTAAATGAAGATGAAATCCACGGTTAGAAACCTAGGATGCCACCAAAGAAAAAGCTTCCTGACAAAGTGTATGAAACGAACCCTGCAACTAAACCTAGCATTGCTAGTCTACCATTGAGTTTCTCGGCATTAGGACCGTATCCCTCATATGATTCATCTAAGTAAGGTCTAACCTCTGTTGGATACATATTCTGGCGTCCGCCTGATTCAGTTGTTGTAGTCATTTTAAGTTTTGTTAAGAAACGTAACATAATTATATATAAAAGATTAAGTTTTGTCAAGCGGAAAGTTTTAAAATGCGTATTTTACGATACTTTTTAACATTACTAAATAAATACGAACTTATACCCATAGGGTGAAATGAAAAAATTAATACCCCTTATTATGGTTGCAGGATTCGGAAGTCCTGCTTTTGCAGACGTCATTCACAAAATGACTTCTTCAGTTCAGTTGCAAACAAATGCAGCTGCAACTCAAGTAGGGCGAATTGGATCTACATATACAGCATCTGGATCTGGTGTGACCATGGATGTTGGTGGTGGTAACTCTGCTGACAATATGGTTGGTGGCATAGGTAGTTTAACTGACGGCGTTGGTCAAGGATCTATTGCTACAGCGACCCAGACAAGTGCAGGCGGTGCATATAGCTTCTCTCAGTCATTCATTGAAGGTGATGTTATTTCAACCACAGCACCAGCAGTAGGAGCCGTTAGTGCATACTCTGATCAAGTATCTACCGCAGTAGGTAGTGGTACTGGTACAGGTACTGTAACACAGGCACATGCGATCACGGTAGCTGGTGGCGGAACAGGCACTGTAACTACAGGTCAATTTGTAACAGAATTAGTAATAGACTAGATGACAAATGAAAAGGATACTTGTCATGGTTGTGGGTGCATATGTCCTTGCGAGTGCGAGGACTGCATCAGCTGTGCCTGTGGTCCCCAATTTCACTCAGGGCAGCATGACCTCGGTGACAACCCAGACTGTCACTACAAATGAGACCATAAATAGTATGGATTATGCTACAGGCTGGACGTATTCGGTCAGTGGCTCAGGGGTAGAACTTGAATCAGGTAGTACTAATGTAGCACCTGATGTGACAACAACACAAACTAATACCGTAGACGGTGTGACTTCAACATGGACTGGATTAAATTTATCAGAAGCAAACAAACCAAATTGGGTGCAATCCGAGCAAGGAGGAGCGTTCCAATTTACAGAGCATTACAGCGGACCAGGTCTTCAGACTCATACGATAATACAGAGAGAAACCACCGTCCAAAGCGTCACAGAATCAACCAGTATATTCTCAAACTGACTGCTATCACTGCACTTTTTTCATGTGTGCCTGTGTATGCTACAGATGTGGGAGGTGTTTCTGCTACAGCAAATCCAGTCGCTAATTCTAGTGGCTCAGTGACCAACCAGGCAATACAGGTTTTACAAGGTCCTTATATTACTAATCAATATGGTGATGGTATATCATGTCAGACTGCTACCGCCAATTTTACACCATACATCACCAGAACAGGAACATGGCAAGATCCTTACGAGGACATCTTCCTTGATCCAGTCTACAACAACGCAGACAATGATGATGACAACATACCTGATAATCCAGGTGAAATTTTATACTACATCCCTACTCGCACAGGTCAGAAGTCTACTCAAAATATTAACTTAGGTTTTAGTGCAACGATATCCATACCATTAGATAAAGAAGCAAGAGATAAATGTATGGAAGCAGTTGCTTTGCATAATGAATATCGTATGCAGATGACTGCTAATAAACGCCTTGACTTTGAGATAGCCAGGTTAAAAAATTGTGGAGAATTGAAAAAACAGGGTATAGTCTTCCATCCTAAGTCACCATACCATGCAGTATGTGCTGATGTTATGTTAATCAATGCACCTAATGTAGTAGGTAAACACACACATAAAATTACACCTAACGGTGATGCTAGTGATCTAAAAGAAATTTCTATAGGAAATAATTCTAAGTTATGATTTTTTTTTTTTAATTTTTAAAGGAGGTAATCCTTTCTTCTCACGATACTTATTTGCTATTATCTCACTCTTAGATAACCCACGGTGAGTACCTATTTTCTTTTGAATAGTAGCAATAGCTTTCTTTACAGCGGGTTTAATTAATCTCAATAGTAATGGTGTTGCAGCAGCTCCTGCTGTTGCAATTACTGCGATTGCTAATGTTGTAGATGCTTGATTTGCAGAGGGTAAAAATTTCTCAGCTATTGTAGTTGGTTCGTACAATGTTACACAGGTAGTGCCTTGTATTTCATGTCCGACAACTTTCTCATCACCCGCTTGTGTTAAATCACCTACTCTTAAATTATTAGGACCAGGACATTCTATTTCTTTATTACCAAGATCACCTGTAGGAGGAACCTCTGGTGGATCTATCTCTGGTGGTGGTTCTACAACAGGTGGTGGTGTATCTACCTGTATTAATAAATCTTCTGGAGTATAGTCCATTGCATCATAGG